AAAGGATTAGCAAGCTGTGTACTATTTATGGTATAAGTGAAAAATAATTACCAATGCTTTCTGTTACTTATCAATAGTTGAGTTTTTGCTTATTTTTATTTAAAATCATTTCCGTTGATTTTCGTCATTTTTTTAAATCGTATTCATCTTCGTATTCATTTTTACACTCACCTTTGCCCGTATAGTTGAGAAGGCTGCAATTTAGTTCTAATAGTTTACATTGGAGGGTGTCCCCTCCAACTCCCCGACCTCTGGACAAGGTCTATTTTTTTTTGAAAAAATTAAAAAAACTTCATCAAAACTATTGACATTATACAACTTTAAAGGAAAACAAAATGTTTAAGTTCAAAAAGAAGCCACTCAAAGTAAAAACAAATAAGCTAGTAGTCAAAATAAACTTATTTATAATCAGCTTTGAATGGCACATCGAATTTGGATAGTGAGAAATCACTATCCACCCCTTCGGGGGTATACTTAAATTATAACAGGAAAAACAATGAAAGTAAATCTAAAAATTAGAAAAACCACCAAGCGTGAAAAAGTTGAATTTATTATTGGACTTCTTCTACTCCTACTTGCAGTTTGGTATTTTATGAGGTAATATATGTCAGTAGATATTAAAGCTATCCGCTGGCTTTTAGACAACGCCACAGCCTATGCTATCAGCAAAAACTGTGGTGTATCTATTCAGGCAGTAGATAAGTATAAAAACGGTGTATCAGATATTATGAACATGCGTTTAAAACACGCTATCAGCATGACTTCTTACGCCCATACTCTACAAGAAAAACAGTGAGCTCCATCACTGCTTTTTTATTTTGAACAAACAAAAAAACCGCTCAAAAACTGAGCGGTCAAGTGTAATTAAATTTTGAAAGCCTTTCTATGCTTTATTTTTATTTTGTCGTTATGAGCCCATCAGGCTCGATTGTAAATTCAGCTTGTTCAGCCAATCGGCCATCTTCAAGCATGAGGTAGTATCCGCCATTATATGGCACAAAGGTATTGGATACCATGTCGCCATTCTCTGAATTGAGGTAATACCATTTTTCGTAGTATTTCACCCATCCAGTCTGCATGGCACCGTCTGCATTGAAGTAGTACCATTTGCCATCTATTTTCTTCCAAGATGTAACCATGTAACCGTCTTTGTCAAACCAATACCATTTTTTATCAGTATGCAAAACCCAATCTGATTTCACGCAATATCCTTCGGCATCGAAGTAGAACCATGATTTGTTTTCCTCGATGTACTCAAATTCACTCTTAGGATAAGAGCCATTTGCTCTAGCGTACCAATCGCCTTTATCATCCGACTGCCAACCTTTTTTAGGTGCCTCAGGTTGAGCGTTTGGATTGGTCAAGCGGTAAATGTAGTAGTAAGGGCGCCCAGCATATAGCCAACGCTCGTCATGATCGTTGACCGAAATACCATTATACGCATAATTGCAATGAATGATATTGTTTTCATCAATAAACATTCCAGTATGTCCGAACGCTCCAGCGCTTGCTCCACGTTTCCCCCAGATGAAGATATCACCACGTTGAGCATCCCACGGACTGTTTTCTGTGATTAGTTCATAACCATTCTTAACAAGCCAATCGTGCTCGTATTCTGTATTGACCGCCCACCCAGCAGATGAAGCTCCAGCGCTTCTTAACGCATAATAGACTGAACTTGAGCAATCGTAAGAATCCGGACCGTCACGGTCTTCCATGCTATAAGACACTTGTCCTTGTCTAGCTTTCATCCATGCAATAGCATTTTCAATGTTAATTGTCATACATTTTACCTTTCGTTAGTCTTTCTTAGGCTCGTAGTATTCAAGCGCTCGCTCGCTGTCAGTCAATCCAGCGGTTGTTGGATCAGTAACCACTCCGAGCAATACAAGGATATAAACGAATGTATTCACGCCGTCTTGGATATTCTGCGGAATTTCAAACCCGAATTGTTGAGCCATTAAAAAGATTGCTCCCAATAGAGCAATAAGAGTGATTTTGTTCTGTAGTCTTAGCTTCCAGTTAATTTTATTCATTATCTTTCTCCTTTATTTCGACTTCGATTTTATCTTTCTGGTCAACATTAACTAGTAATTGACCAAGTTTTCTAGCATTATCTTTCTTGATTTGGTTAATGTAAGGTTTTAGGAATTCTGGAAATGCCCAACCAATCGCTTCCCAATTCTCAAGTACAGAGCCCAGATAGTTAGCAATGAAGAACATCGTCCAGGTAATTCCTAGCGGACGAACGCCCAACGAACGAGCATACATCGCAACAAGTAAGATGACTGTGAATACTACGAAATGACGAATCAACCCCATGGTTCCAATCTTACTATCAAATCGTTTAGTCTTAAATGCCTTGATATATCCTGTAACAATATCCAGAATCATCAGCCAAAAGAAGATATGAATGTAAGGACTAGAAGAGAGGTTCTTCAGATGTTCAATAAGTTCATGTATTGGTAAATCTCGCATACGTCACCTCTTATTGAACAGGTTGAGTGTCTAGCTCGGATTTAGGTGGCTCCCATTTCCAAACGGCAAGCAAACCATTTTGCGATGGTGAGCCTTCAAGTTGCTTGATAGATTCGCCTTTGTAAGTAAAAGCCTGATTTGTCTGAATCAAGACACGCTTTCCTTCACCGTTAAGTTCAACATGTTCAGGATCTTCGATTGCAAACATTGAACCGGGAGCGTAGCTCTCACCAGTTTTTACAAGTGGAAAGAGTTCAACAAGTTCCTTGTAGGTTGTACCGTAGGCAATTTTTTCCCCCATGATAGAATCTTGAGCCATAACACGAACTACCTTATTGATTTTCTCAGTGATTGCAAGCAGCTGGTTCTGCTTGGTTTCAGTCTGATTGAGCTTCTGTTCAGCTTGCTCGATTTTAGATTGAGCTTGGACGATTGCTGACCCAGGATCTAGTTCAGCTTTAAGAACATCCAGCACCGCTTGAATCAATACATCCTCTTGCTCATTTGTCCGGTCTCCTGTTAGCTCACGCATGTTCGTGCTGTACCGATTGCCTTCTGACAGACGGATTTCAACCACTGTCTTGATATTGTCGCCAAAACCTCGTGTGTAAGGTTTACTTGCTAGTTCGTAGTTATTAATTGCCATTTGTCATTTTTCCTTTCGCTTCTTCAAATTTTGCTTTAAGATCTTCATCTGATTCGATGATTCGTTTCATCTGCTCCAATTCCATTGCTGTAACTGTGTATAGAGCTTCTAGCGTAGCTGACTGAGTAGCTTCATTGCTGACTCGCTCACCTAACGATTTAATCGTCAGACTGCTGATTTGTTTGTCTTGTTCGTTCATGTTGTTTCCAACCTTTCTACTTTTTGGTTCAATTCTTGAATCGCCTTGATGAGATAAGGCAATAATGCAAATGTGTTATATGAGTAAGCACCGTCTGGATTTTCCAAAAAGGCTTCTGGTGCGACTTGCTGGACATCTTGAGCCATGATACCACATGAAATATCTTCGGCTTTACCGTCATATTCTTTACGATAAGAGTACGTTTTTAGTTTCTCAATGACATCAAGTCCATTGACTTGACTGTCTTTGATATTGGTCTTGTATCTACGGTCTGACAAGTCTTTGTTGAGTGTGACCCAGTCGTATGTACCGTTGTCTAAATAAAAATACAGATAACCGTTGTGAGCGTCCATGTTTGTGTATCTTGGTGAACTCATCCAAAATCCATACTTACCACCATTAGCCCGGTTATCGTAGTAAATCTTTCCTGTCACTCTAAGATTTCCGTAGACAACAGGGGTGTTCCAAAAGTTTGCGGTGTTATAGCAGTACATTTCACCGTTGTTTTTTACAAACCAAGCCTGATTGCCCGGTTTCCCCCAGTTATCGCCCCAGTTAACCCAAAGAGCCGTTTGGCCTGCTTTCCATCCGCCGTCAGACATTCCAACACGGAAACTGTTACTTCCAGTCAACCAGAAAACAGTCGGATCCTTCTCATGCGTACCAATTTGAAATCCACCAATCTTACCTTTATATCCTTCAAGTAAGGTGGCAGATACTACTACTGACCGTAGCTTATTGATGAACGCTGTTTTAGCAGCAAGCGTATCCGTGAACACATCACTAGCTACAAGCTTCTTCGCTAGAGCAGTATCAAATATCAATTTGTCTGCTGCAATCGAATTCGAGCGAATGATGTCAGCGTTCAGCGTACCAACTTTGGCATCTCCCACAAATAAGCGCTTGAAATAACCATCGATAGCTGTGATTTCATCTAGAAGTGTTCTACCTTTGAGTCGGATTTTAGCAGCTTCAATCAAAATGTTATTGCTGTTCAGATTGATTTGAGATGTAACCGCACCAGGTCCTGTCAAGGTTTGGATAGCGTAGGAATCATTTAGCTGTGACACTTGAGTCTGTGTGACTACATCTTGTGTCGATGTGTTATCGCTGAAGCGTTTAGGAGGTTTGTCACCTCTAATAAGCGATACCTGACCGATTGCGACTTGCCCATTTTTCATTAACCAAATTTCAAGAGGGAATTCTCTTGCTTTAGTCGATGATTTCTGGACGGTTATCGTACCTGTGATAATTTGAGTACCAGTTTTCGTAAGAGTAACTCTATCAGATGCAAGTCCACCGTCAGAAGCCCATAGCTCGATTCCTAGAGGTGCATCTGGTAACACATCCACCCATACTTCCATGCGATAGCTGAGCTTTTCGCCTTTGGTAAAGGTTGAGGTGTTAAGTGGCAATGCGAAACCGTGGTAGACTGCATTGGTCTTACCAGTATTTGTAATCCGTAGTAACTTAGTTCCAGCTTGAATCTCGATAACATTCGCATCTGCTTGCTTTTTGACCCATTTGCTGAAATTCGTTGGATCATATACCAGGTTAAAATCTTCTAAGAAATTAGATACACGACTAACTAGGCCGTCTGCAGTTTGTATTACTTGTGAAATAGACTCATTCTGTCTCTGAATGGTCTGTGTGTGACTCTTAACGGTATCGACTACATCGTTAAATTCAGCAACACTCACGATTTCAGAAGTGTTAACATCATAGTCAGTCATGCGGTCAGAATGCTCAAGCTTCATACCGCAGATTTCAAGACTACCACTGCCTGTTTGACCAAACTGGATTGAATTGTAGACTGAACCTGCTGTGAATGTGAATTGATATCGAACCCAATCAGTATTTGTGATTGGGTTATTCATGTATCTATCACGATTATTTGATGCCCATGGATGAAGTAGTAAATTTGCATTAGGCTTAATTACTCTCGCCCAACAGGACATTGTATATTTTTCACCAACAACTAAGTTAATACCTTGTGCAATATCCTTGTTTCCGCCATTCGTATTATTTACAATTCGAATCCCTTTTTTAATAGCAGTATGTGGCGCATCTGTGAGTGATACTACTTCCGTCTTACCACTACCGCCCGAGTTATTCAATCTCCAACTACCTCCCAAACCATTACCTGCAGGAATGATGGAAGTATTCTGCAAGAGATTATCATTTCGAATAACATCTCTCAGTTTGGTTTCAATTCGTGAGATGGTCCTTTGAAATCCGTCAACAGAATTCTTGACGATATTCTGGACTTGAGTCGCGCTTTGAAAACCTCTGTCATTAGCCAATCTGTCAAAATCAGTACGAGATATTTTTTCAGTAATCTGGTCAGCTTGGACTTCGATTCTATTTTCAGCAATTCTTAACCTGTCTGTCAGAGGGTCAACTTCTTGTTTAGTCACAAGCGTTTTGATTCTGTCAGTAATCTGATCGATTTTGGCAAAGTTTGAATTGGACAAATCTTTAGAAGTATTAGCAGACTCAAGAGCGTTTCTAGCTTCTTCCAAAGCTTCTTCAGCGGTCTGAGTAACTGTTGAACCAATAGCTCGAATCTCTTCAATTTTGGTTCGCTGGTCTTCGAGCTTCTCGTTCATGCTGCTATCGAAACCTGAGAATCGATTGTCGATTTCATCGGACAAAGTGCGCTTGTTTTCTTCGGCTTTAGCTTTTGCTTGTTCTATGCCGTCTATCAATTCATCTTTGATATCCTTGACTTTTCTATCAAATGCTAAATCAGCGTTCTTGATTTCTTTTTCAAGTTTTGCTTCAAAGATTCCATCTAAGTGTTGTGTTTCATTCTTGACTGCATCACTTACTACATTACCAATCGCGCTTGCTAGACCAGATTTAAATTCACCAAAACCAATAGACTTCAATTTCTTAGCCATCGGTGAGTAGGTATACTTAGTGATTTTCTTCCTTACGTCCAAATTAAATGTTTCATGGTAGACACCTACTACATCGAACATCTGGACAGGAACATCACCCTGACCTACAACATCGATCTCAATGCTATCTTCCATGAGGTCGCATAGACTAGTTAAGAAATACTGCCTGCCATACTCTCTAAGGCTTGCTTCATCCTTGACATCTTGGTCGTTGACTTCTACAACATCCTCATAAATCTGATTGTATTTATCAATAAACTGGCTATCGACAACCACCTTATAATGCTTATCATCAGCATTCTCTCCCTTGCCTTTAACAGTCGTCGTAAACGTAATACGTGTTTTTAAAGACTTAGTAGATGTCTTGTGCTGATAACTGGATAGGTTTTTCTTATACATAAAAAGCGATTCATTTTCTGAACCGCCATTTTTTAATAACCGTACCTGATAACC